AAGTGAAAGCTTACCATCACCTCCAGATATGTTTACAGGTGTGCTTGGCCCAAATGCAGACTCGCCTTTTAACTGCTCACGGATACGGTCACGTATCTCTTTAGCTGTATCGTCATCAGGTGTGAATGGCATCTCCACGTTTAGGATACCACTCAGATGGATAGAGTTCTGTAAGTGCGTGTAATTGAATCGAGGCAATAAGTTCTCAAGGATTGCATCGTAATACGCACCTGTCCAATTGGCTCGACCATAAACTTGCATTGCAGGCTCGTAGTCACCAACACGATGCACACAAACCTTTTTAAATACTCGGTCTTGGTCATCGACAAAATCCTCATAGCCAAATCCTGATAAAGGTAGCCTATAAGGTCGGTACTCATTGCGTGAGTAATGTGCCCAATTCTTAGAAACCCATACGCCTGTCGGCTCAAGGTATTCGTCAACATCGGACGAGAAACGTACTTGCGAAGCATCTAAGTGCATTGCAAAACTACGCTCTTTAATTGGTGTGTTGCCTGCGTACTCGATGAATCTGACTTCTTTTATAAAGCCTTCACCGTGTAGTTGTACGTCTAAAGCAACACGATAGATAAGTTCTCTTAAATCGTAGTGAGTCTTAGGACTCGTGAACTTGTCAATCTTCTTTTGTAGACTCTCGTTCTCCGTCTTGAGATCCGATGCTACTAGGTTGCTCTTCTGTGATAGGACTGCTCTTAACGTCTTTGAGTTCTGATACGCTTCCGCTATCCTCTGAGGGAACAGACCTGCGTTTCCGTCCTCTCCCCACTTTATCCACTTTGTTCCCCTGTACCCTACTATCTCCGAGCCCATTGTCGGCTTTTCGTGACTTGCGTCCAACAGGTTTAGTATCTGAAAGGCACTCAAAGAATTTAGGGAATTGTTTACAGGTTTTTTCATCGTAAGGGTTTGAGCCGTCTAAAGGAAATACAAGGGTAAGCCCACCTCCAACGAAGGAGATGGACTTGCCTATGTATTGTGGTTTGACCTTGCAGTTGCAAGCCATATTATTCAGTTGGAGTTAATAACTCTGCAACCATTAAGTCGGTATCTGTGATTGCACCACTACCGCCTGTTAGTTCAGTAACTACAAAAGGTGGTTGCTCTTGCTCTCCCATAAGGTTAAGTTCAAAAGTATTCGCTTCTGTACGTAAAGATCCTGAACCACCATTCAAGGAATTAAACTCAATAGTTCCGCTTTCCGATTGGTCTGCGCCAAGAATTCTTAAAAGAGTGTTAGTACCAAACTCTTGTACTACTGCAACCATTTCACAAGTATCACGCAATTGCTCTAATGCGTAAAGCTGTGCAGATGTTGGAGCAGGTACATTCATAAAGATGTTGGTAGTAGTAACATCAACACCATTGTCTTGACGTTCTGTATTAGCCTCATAACGAGCCTCACCTTTCTTAAATATAAACTCTACAAATCCCTCACCTGCACCTGTCGCAACGAAGTCAATGTCAGTTACAGCGTGGTTAGATGCTGCAACGTCAAACGTGATTGTCGATATTTTTGCAAGGTCACAAAGCAACAGACGTTTTATACCGCCTGCTGTTCTGTTACACTTGTCTACTGTTAAACTTGATAATGCCATTTTCTATGCTATTTTATAGGTTTTAAAATTAGCTTAGAAGTGTGATGTTCTTACCATCAGAGATAGCAACATCAAAGGCAAAGTCTAAGCGATAACGAATTGTGCGACTTGCAGAACTACTTGACTGATCAACAATCAATACTTGGTTAAGGTCGCTGATAAGTGGAGTTGCAAAGTGCAATCCTTGAATACGAGAACAAACGATAACGTTGTTACGGCACTCAGGAATTTCAAGAATACGGTATCCTAAGAAAGACAACTCATAATCTTGAGAGTAAACGTTAGGAGAGTATGCAGCTTCAGCCTGCTTTAATTTGTAAGCAGCAGCAACACGTGAAGGAACGTAGAAAACCGTGTCAGGAGCAAGACGAATAGAGTCGCTCATATTTCGGTACACTTCCTCTAAAGCGTTTACAACGTTGTTCTTGTTGATACAAGTTAATGTACCTGCTGACCAAGTACCTAAAGATGCTGAGTTAAGGTCAATTGTGATATCGTTAGTAGCGATAGCAGTAATGCTAAAAGTCTTACCGTCTTGAGTATCCCAAGTACCACCTGCAAGTCCTTCGAAAGTTACTTTGTCTCCAACAGCGTAGTCAGAAGCATCTCCAACAGAGATAACAGCAGAAGATGCCTCAGTTGCGGCAGTAATAGTCTGCTTGTACGTTCCTCCAACAGCGATGTCAACAACAGCAGCATCAGCAAGCATTGTGTCAATAAGGCCTGTTACAGCGTTTGAACCACCTTGAGAAATTCCTTGAGAAGAACCGAACTGAGAAACTGCTAATGCAGAACCACTCCAGATAGAAGCACCAACGAACAAACTTGCTTTTTGCGAAAAGTGTGCGTTAAGAGCATCCTCTAAAGAAGCAGGTGCAACATAGTCTCCTGCCGCTCCTCGTGGTTGCTGTGATGCAAGCCAAAAGTTATCAAGATTCTTGTAGTCAATCTCTGCATTGATCATATACTTGCCTAACTCGAACTTAATCTCAGAAAGGTCAGCAGTTGAAGATGAAGAGAATGTTCCGTTTGCATCCTCGATTGCAACATCTGAGTCAGCGAAAACAACGGTGTACTTGTCATCTACATTTGTGTGCAAGGTAACGTATCCTTGCTCGATTGTTCTTGCTCCCAATACTGAAGCAGCAAGAGTAACATCGCTAAAGTATCCAGCGTATGTTGAACTGTTTAAAGTAATATTAGCCATTTTATTATTTGTTTAGGGCGTTTTGAATTGCAAGCTCTTTCCAATCTACTTTGCTTGCTTTATTGTCTGGAGTGTGTACTTTCATAGCAGCACGCTCTTCTTTAATTTCTTCCATTTGAGCCTTGAGTTCAGAAACAGCAGCCAATAAGGTCTTAACCTCTGACTTGTACTTTTTCTTAGAAGCAGGAACTTCTTCTTCTTCTTCTTCCTCAGCCTCAAGTTCTTCTTCTTCCTCAGTCATTGCTGCTACTTCTTCCTCCTCTTCCTCTTCTTGAGAATAGAGTTCTTCCTCTTCCTCGTCCATAGCTTCAGCAGTACGCTCTTCCAATACGCCTAAAGCGATCAACATAGCGTGTCCCTCCATAGGGATAACTGCAACCTCAGGAGAAGACATATACTTTTCCTCGCCTTCACCAAGTTTAACACATACCTCTTCAACTCCTTCTACATTGTCGGCAAGTGCCTTAATGAGTTCAAGTTTAGCAGATACATCTAAACCAAGTGCAAGGTCTTTAATTTCGTTAGACGTTAACGCCTCAACGATTTGACTTTTAGTCTTAAACATTGCTGTGATTTTTGTGATTAAAGATGAATGTAAACCGCCAACTTGCTCCTCGCTGTAATCTACTTTATCGGCAAAGCCTAACTCTACTGCCTCCTCTGGCGTTAGCCAAGTTTCAGCATCAAGCATTTCGATTAAGGATTCCTCAGATTGGCCTGTTTTAGTTTTATATCGCTGAACCATAATGTCTCGCACTTTGTCGAGTACGTCAGCAGATTGTCGTAAGTCTTTAGATTCGCCTGCTGCAACGGTGTGAGGATTGTGAACCATCATCATTGAGGCAGGTCGCATAACAACAACATCGGCAGCCATAGCAAAGAGACTTGCAGCACTTGCCGCTAATCCTTCTACGATTGCCGTTGTTGGGCCTTCGTGCAATTTGATTGCATTGTAAAGTGCAAAGCCTTCGAACACATCGCCACCAACTGAGTTGATCTTAATGGTCAAAGGCACACCTGTTTTATTTTCGATTGCATCAGCAATCTGTCTTGCGGATACGTCCCAATTACCAACTTCGCCTGAAAGCACTACTTCAACGCCTTCTGCCTTGCTGTTAATCTGTGTCAAAGACGAGTCGCTTATTTTTGCTTTTACTGTGTTTATAATTTCTTTCATACGCTTTTCGCCTAATGTGCCAACAACCGCCCATTTAATTTGAGCAACAATACCTGCAATGTTAGAAAGGTTAGGACTCGTTTCGCCATCTTTGAAACCCTCACCAAACGAGAAATTTCGAGATGCCCAAGCTTCTCTTTCCGATACCCATTGCAAAACGCCTTCCGTCTTATCGCCTTCTCTGTATTTCGTAAAATACTCAAAAGCCTCATTGCCTCTAATGTTGCCTCCTGCTTTCCAAATCTTAGGATAGCTATCCTTTAAATCCTTGGCATAAGCAAAGTCAAACCTGTCAAATTCGCTTTGCGTTAGTGCAGGCTTGTCAGGGTTTATTGGCATCACACAACGATACGCAAAACCATTGGTAATTTTTACATTATTTTCCTAACCCACTCAGAAGATCGTCCAAACTTGTTTGCAGTCTCTTGATATGCCCTCATAGATTCACCGTGTATCTGTAAACGCTCACGATAGTAAGCCTTGGCAATTTGCTTTACATTAATAGGCACAAAAGCACCTGTGTTGATCATTTTACGTATGTTGTCTGTCATCCTATTGTTCTTAATGATTCAATTACGTCTACACTATTTTCACGCTCTCTCAGTTGCTCGACAACCAATACAGGCTGTCGTGATTTCATTCCTGCTGATATAAGGTCTGCTGCACGGTCTGTTGGCGTTGCTGATTGTATAGGATCAAGAACACCACCATTAGCAAAGAAAGGAACTCCTCCACCTGCTACGTTTATTGCTGATGCCATTGATGCAAGTGCAGGGTTTGCCATTACGCCCTTAGTCATTACAGCCTCTCCACCTTCAGCCTCTCCGTAAAACGCTCCGCCTTTGCTGAACATTGGTATTCCACCTTGTGCGTGACTTGGGCCGTTTAGGATTCCACCATCGGAAAACTTCTGTGACCTAATCATCTTTATCTGTGCAGCACCTTGTGCTGTTGCAATACCTGCCATTATTAATCCTGCTGGAAAGAATGGCTGTGTGTTAAGTGCAGCAGTAACAGCCTTGGCCGTATTAATTACAGCTTGTACAATGTCAATCTTTTGTTGCTTGCGTGCTGCATCTTTTTTAATCTGCTCTTTTTTCTTTTCAGCCTCCTCTTCGTTTATCACACCCTGTTGCAGCATTTGGTCAACATTAGCCAAACGCTCGGCTGCCTTTGCTTGTGTCAATTGAGTCATTACATCCAATCCTGCCTCCACGCCTGCAACCCCTTGATTGATTTTTGCAACCTGCTCCTCGTTTAATCCAAGTCTGTCGGCAAGTGTCTTAGGTTCGCCATCTTCGTCTTTACCAACGTTAGCCATCTCAAGGTTTACATTGGCAAGTGCATTACGTAACTCAGCAAGTGCAGTAGTTGATTCATCAAGTATGCCTGTTTCAAGCATAGTAAGTAAATCACCATCTGCAAGTGTTTGCTCAATTACTGCGATTTGGTCTTGTATCGCTTGTTTTTGCAATTCTAAAGAATCTGATTGGAACTGCTCTTGTAATGCAATCTTTTGTTCTTCTGTGCCTTGGAACATACGCAACTCGTCAAGGTGTGCTGTTTCAAGTGCTAATGCTTGCAACGTTAAGCCTTGCTCTATTTCTGCAATACGTGCATCAAATCCTTCCTTTACGGCTTGTGTGTTTTCGTCATTACGCTTCTGGTTGGCAAGTCGCTCCTCTTCATCTGCCTTATCTTGTATGGCTTGTATGTCATCGGTATACTTTTGATACAACGCAGTACGTGCAGCAAGTTCTGCTTCTGTTAGATTGGTAATGTCCTTGTCAAGACCTAACTCTTTAAGTTTTTCGTTTAAGCGTTTTTCAAGTAACTCAGACTCTGTCATATTACGCTCAACCTCTGCGTTGACTATATCTTTAAGCGTTTTTAAGCGTGCCTCCTCTGCTTTTCTAGCTTCTTCTCTTCTACGTGCACGGTCTGCACTACGTTGTTCTCTTTTGCGTTCTTGCTCTGCAAGCGACTCTTCTGACTCCTCAAAGTTTTGGCTTAAATTAATAGTTGCTTCACCTAATGCGTTAGACTCTGCAATGTCTGCCTTGTATTGTTGCTCAAGTTGTGCTAATGCGTCTGAATAGGACTGTGCTGTTTTCACTCCTGAAAGAAACTCTGAACTAATATTTAACCCTGACATTATATCACCTGTATTGCCCATTGCCTTGGCGTTTTCTTGGGATAGCCTTAATTGTTCTTGTAAAACTGTTCTTTGCTGTGCATATTGCTCGTCTATTAAACTGTTAGATTTTGTAACCGCATCGTCAACGGTTTCAACAAAGTTGTCTCCATATGCAGCACCTCCGTCTTTACCTGCTTGGTCAAATAATGTATTAAGGTCTGCAAACGCATCACCAAACCCTTTTTTCATTACCTTAATCTCAGCCTCGCCAATTATCAAAGCATCAGCAAGTACACGATTCATTGCTGCAAACTCTGACTCAATCCTTTTACGTTCTTCTTCAAGTTTTTCTCGTGCTGCCTCTGCCTCTCTTTCTGCTCTTTTATTAGCCACGGCAAACGCTGCAACAGCCGCACCAACAGCCGCAACAATGGCAGTTAATACTAAACCGATAGGCGTTGCCATAAATGCAAGTGCTGAACGTGTAGCGGATACAATACCAGTCTTAGCCGCTAAGAATCCTGCCTTTAGACCTTTCAGTCCTTTAGGCATTGCCTCAACTGCTTCTTGTGTTTGACTTACTGCCTTTGTTGCCTTGCCTCCTGACTCTGCAAAGCCGTTAAGGATACGCCCACCTTC